AATAGTGATATAATCACCTTCTTTAACATTATTAAGTGCTGTTGGTTCAGCAGTATCAATGTCTCCTGCAGCTGAGCTTGTAAAAGCAACTGTAAATCCACCACCTGTTACAGTAGTTCCATTTATAGAAGTTGTTACAGCAGAATTAGCTGTTGTGATTGCTCCACCTAATACAGAAATAATTTTAATAATTTTTCCATCATCAGGTACAGCAATATTAACTGAACTAGCAGCTGATACGTCAGCTAATCTAGCAGTTAAAAAGTAGTCGTTTAATGTTCTCATTTTGTTTTCCTATGTTTGCTTCGTTCCGTCTTTAGACTTCAAAGACCAAACAAAATTGTTTGTTTATGGGGGAGATTATTCCCCCCCATAAGTATTATACTATGATGTTGTTAAGTCTGCAACAAGTCCACTTGCAGCTTCGTTTCTAGAGATTAAAGTAAGCTCAACTAAAAGCTGTCTTTTCTCACTATCACCAGTTTTTGACAACTCGTACATAGTGAAGTCTCTTAAGAAACCTACTGCCCAGTAGTCCATGTCCAAAACATATAGATCTCTATCTCTAGAGAATCTATTTGGAACAACTTCTAGATCACCGAAATCAGATGAGTAAACATCAATACTTGCGTATAATGTTTTATCTTCTGAAGCATCAAATCTAGTAGATCCACCAGTAAATCCAGATACTTTTTGTTTATTAAAAGGACCTGTCATTATTACTGAAGGGCTTCCACCAGCAGTCCAAACAGATTTAATTACTGATTTTAGTAAATCTTCTGTTAAGGCTCTTTGTGTTCCATCAGTTCTAGCTGTTCCACCAGTTGCACCAGAAGCACCGCCTGATCCAAATACATCATTTGATGCTACCCATGATCCGATAGATCCAAATAGTCTAGCTCCAGAACTTGAACCAGCAGATTTAGCTTGATTAGCTAATAATGTTGCTTCAATGTCTCGTTTTAGTTCTTTGGATTTTTTAGCAATTTGATATGCTATTTCACTTGCTCTACCAGCTTTATCAACAGCTTCTTGGGTTCCTGAAATAACTACAGTTTTATCCATAATTTGTGTCAAGTTATCAAGTCTTGTTGTTACAGCGACAGCATCAAGAGTAGCATCATCACCTTCTACAACTGCGTTTGAAGTAGAAGCTGCTGCTAACGCATCAGTTTGCCATTCGTGTTTTGTAGATTTAACTTGTTCTCTAGCAGCACCACTCATAAAAGGAGTGTCTGTTGGAGAAATAGAATAAATCACATCTTGTAAGTCCTCTCGATTACCAATAGCTGTATGGGCATCGAAAGTATTTGTTGGTTGTGCCATTTATTTTTCCTTATTTTTTTTGTGTTATCATTTGAAGTATCGCAGATTGTGCGTCATCAAGACGACCACTCTTACGTACTTTCCCAATTTTTTGGTTTAAGATATCACGAACCGAACTATCTGTTTTTGAGATACCAGCTTTAATAACTTTTGGAGCAGTAACTACCTTTTTAACATTAAGGTCTTTAGGTGCTTTAGAGTTTTTAAATTGCATAGCATCTTTAAGAACCAATAAGAATCTATGATCTGTTAATGAAGATATTTCATTATCTTTAAATCCATAATCAGCTAAAACTTTTTTAGCATTAGATTTAAACTCAGTAGATTTTACAGGATCTGCAAACTCAGGTATGCGTTCTTCTGCAAGTTTTATTTCTTTTTTAAGATAGTTAGTAAATTCATTTTGAAAAGCTTCATCAGCTTTTTTACGTAAATCATTAATGCGAGTTTGTTGTTGTCTAATTTTAAACTCTAACTTAGCCGCATGACTAGGATCTTCTTCATATAACTTATTAAGATCTGTAGCACCTAACTGTTCTTTAAAGAGTAAATCTGCAGATTGAATTGCATTATTAAGTTCTTTAATTCGAGAATCATAAGTCTGACGTAAACTCTCTTTTTCACTTTCAAGATTTTTCTTATCAAGTGATAATTGATGAGTTTTTTGTCTGTAATCTGAATCTCTAGAATAACCAGACTTAAGTTCATCGAGAGTAACCTCAAGCTCTTGACCTTGTACTTTTACTCGGTGGAGATTTGGTTTCTCAACTTCTTCTTGTTGTGTTGGTTGTTCTGTATTTTCTTCTGTTATATTTTCAGTAGCTACGGCTTCTTCAACAATTTCGTCAGACTGTGATTGATTGTCATTTGAAACATCCTGCGTTTTAACTTCAGGCTCTACTGATGGTTCTGCTTTGACTACTGGTGCTGATTGTCCTTGTTTAGGATTCAGTAAACCAAGTATTTTCTCAGCAGCACCTTGTACAGATTTATCATCTGCCATATATGCTCCTTTAGGGTTATCGTTTCGTAATTATTACGATTGACGTTTTAGGTTATCTAGCTCATGGGCAGCTAGTTTGCCAGTCTCCATTACACTAACAAGATGTCCTTTAATTTTGTCTAGCATATTAAATGCCATCCAAAGAACTTGTCTTTGTTCGTGGTCGGAATATGAAGTTTTAAATATTTCTAATCTATAAGATTCAGATAAATATTCAAAAGCTTCCTTCAGCAAGGGTTCTTCTAATAAAATAGAAGCTTGTTTACCCCTGAGAATCTGTTGATCCAGGTTCGATTGTGGAATTTTGTTGTCCATTATTAAAAAACTCTTTTTGTCCTTCCATTATTTTTTTAAATATATCACCTGTTGTAGCAAGTTTCTGAGATTCTATCATAGATCTGCTCTTTAAATCAATCTCATTTATCTTAGTATTATATTTAAGCTCTAATTCTTTGATTTGAAGTTCATAGTCAAGTAATTTAGCTCTCATTTCAGCTTCAATACGTTTTAACTCAACATTAGTTTTAATAACTTCTCTTTCGTTTTGACCTTGTACTTGAGCTAATGAAACTTTTTCAAATTCAGTTGGAGGTTTAGGAGGTAACTGTGGCATTTGAGCTTGTCCCACATCTGGATCCATAAAGTAAGGATCTACATTACCAAGTCCTGCGTTCTCTATAAGTTTCTTTAATGTATTATAAATGTTCCTTAAATTAACCATTGGACCGTAAACATTCTGTTGAAGGTTTATAGCTTGTAATTGTCTTTCAAGGATTGAAGTTAATAAAATTAATTGTTGTTCTTTAGATCCTGTGCCTAGTCCTACAGATACAGTAACATTAACTTTGTCTCGCCATTCAAATGGTCTCATAGGAATAAACTTCCCACGAATTTTTAATATTTTTTCTTTTTGTTGATACTTACAAACTAGCTCAAACATTTTATATCCTAAATCTTTAATACCTGTTTCAGCAAATATTCTAGCAATTAACTCCATTCTCATTTGAGATTGTGTTAAGATCTGGTTAATACCAGTTGCTGTTTTGTTTAAAGTATTTGGATCTAATCCTTGTGATTGTCTTGTAATACCAGTTCTAGATTCTTTAACTGAATCTAAATAACCTAATAGTCCTGCAGCTTGATCACCAATCGGTTGGGTGTTCATAGCCATCATAACATTAGCTGGTGGTTGTTTAGTTCTAACAATACCGCCTGGTCTATTAGTTAATAGATCGTCTAATGAAACTTGTCCGTCTTGTACTGCAATACGATTATTATTTGTTAGATACATATTATCTAACATTTGTCTCATTACAGTTGATTTAATTAATTGTATATCTTCTACTAATTCAGAAACTGATCTGCCATAAAATCTGTGTGGCATAATTACAGGAGTTATAGAAACGAATGGCATTGAATCTACTTCTTCAATACTAAGTGCTTTGTAAGTAGAATCTCCTGCTAATAATATTTTTACTAATTCTGCTTTGCCATCATCATTGATATCTATTCTAGAATAACATTCATGAATTAAAATTTCATCAGATGATTTGTCTCCATCATCATTTAAACCAACAAGATCTTCTTGGTATCTTACTTGATTATCTTCTAAGTAATCAACTGAGTTACCAGTAGGAAGCTTATTAATTTCATCTTTGTCAAATCCCATTTCAATCAATTCAGTCCTAGTCATGTTTGTTCTATGACAAACAAAGTTAGCTTGATCAATTGATTTAGCTTGACGTTCAATTAAAAATTCTTCTGGTGGTACAGGTTCAATTCTAACTTGACCAAATGATTCTGTTTTTTTAATTACGATATCGTGATAAGTAATTTTATCTATTTCGTTATTATCTTGGTCTAGTAATGATTCTTGATATTCACTATGTTCTGCAATTTCAATTTCTTTATCATTAATTAAAAGATTGTATTCATCAGTTGTTAATCTTTTATATTCTTCTCTTGTAGTTCTTTGTGAGTTATCCCAATAAACTTTTAAAATTCCATTACGTTGTATAAGTGCATCTTTAAATGCAGTATATAAACTTATGAACCCTGAGTTTTCTTTATAGAAAATATAATTTAAATAATCAGAACATTGTCTAGCAGTTTCAGAATCTTCAACAC